CGCACTACTGGACCGAAGAGGATTCAAGGACTACGAGAACGGTATGGTCGATGATGCCACTATGGCTAGGTCGTTATCTCAGGAGTGGGCCAGCCTGCCTGATCCCTCTAAGGGAACCAACACCTCTTACTACAGTGGTGACGGTACACACGATCGGGACACAAAGATCAGCGTACAGAACATGTATGACCTTCTTAACATCCAAGTAGCTAGACCCTCACGACCCCAACAATAACACAGGAGACAAGAATGACCATCGGTCCTAACCGTTCGCCAGCACTGAGCAACAGGAAGGTATGGAGACCTCTGAACACAATAGGCATTTACTTCATAGCTCTAGTAGTCGGGATGACTCTGGGCTACACACTCGCTGTTCTATAGGCCTAGGAGGTCGAACGCATGGCCTCTCTCAACATAAAGCTCTTGCCGTGGCAGGAGAAGGTAATCAACGACCCAGCGCGCTTCAAGGTTATAGCCGCCGGTCGTCGTTGTGGTAAGACGTACTTCGCCGCAGTCAGTCTCATCCTTGCCGCTCTCAACGGGCAGAAGGGTGGGGTCATGTACGTAGGACCCACGCAGGGACTCGCAAGAGATCTCATGTGGGATTTGCTGTTCGAGCTGGGTGGAGATATTATCGAATCCTCTAACGTGAATAACCTAGAGGTAGTACTAGCAGGTGGTAACAAGATAGCGCTGAAAGGCTCGGATCGACCCGACACGCTCCGTGGCTACAGCCTTAAGTACCTCGTACTAGACGAGATGGCCTATCACAAAGAAGGCGTCTTCGATACTATTCTCCGCCCAGCTCTAGCAGATAGAAAGGGTTCGTGTCTATTCATCTCCACACCGGAGGGACGGAACCAGTTCTACGATATGTACATGAACGGAGAGCTAGGTAAGACAGGGTGGAAGTCGTGGCACCTCACGACATACGACAACCCTATGATTGACCCCGAAGAGATTGCGGCCGCCAAGGAAACAATGGCAGGCTGGCAGTTCAGACAAGAGTTCATGTCCAGCTTCGATGCTAAGGGATCTGAGTTCTTTGATGCTGAGCAGTTCGAGTTCTACAAGGAGATGCCCGAAAGCACTACAGGCTCTTACTACATCGCAGTTGACCTAGCTGGCTTTGAGTCAGACAGGGGCAACAAGACGAAGCGTAGAGACAACAGCGCGATGGCTATCACTAGGGTAGACGACTTCGGTACGTGGTACGTCGAGGACATACAGTACGGCCGTTGGACTCTCGACGAGACCTGCCAGAAGATCTTCGACGCTGTCGCTAAGTACAAGCCACTGAGTGTAGGCATTGAAAAAGGCATCGGGCAACAGGCCGTTATGGGGCCGCTCAATGACATCATGCGTCGTACGCACCGCGTGTTCCGCATTGAGTTACTGACGCACGGGAACCAGAAGAAGGAAGACAGGATCCTTTGGGCCCTCCAAGGTCGCTTTGAGCACGGCAAGATCAAGCTCAAGACGGCACCTTGGAATCCAGCACTAGTTGATGAGGCCAGCGGCTTCCCCTCTAGTCTGGTCCACGATGACCTAATCGATTCGCTTGCCTACATAGATCAACTCGCAGTGGTGCCTTATGCCACAGACCTAGACATGGAAGACGACTACGTCCCTATGGACGCAATAGCAGGATACTGACATATGAGTGAAGAAGACATCTTTCAAGACGACGTAGACGGCACCGTAGCCTCAGAAGGCGAGCTAGCCGATTGGGTCATGGGTAAGTGCCAGACATGGCGCGATCACTACGAGAGTAACTACAGCGGCAAGCACGAAGAGTACATGCGCTTGTTCCGTAACAAGTGGTCCAAGGAAGACTCAGAGCGAGACAGCGAGCGTTCTAAGCTCATAGCTCCTGCCCTCGCGCAGGCTGTTGAGTCCAACGTCGCTGAGGTCGAGGAAGCCACGTTCGGGCGCGGTAAGATCTTTGACGTCCGCGATGACATAGCTGATGAGCAAACGGACGACATGGTGTTCCTCCGTAAGAAGTTACACGAAGAGTTCCACCACGCCCGCGTACGTAGTGCTGTCGGTGAGGTACTCATTAATGCGGCTGTGTACGGCACAGGTATCGCAGAGATCACCATCGAAGAGCGTAAGGTATACACCCCCGGCACTCGTCCTATGATGGACGGAGCTATGGAGGAGATCGGCGTACGTACTGCGTACAAGCCTATCGTTAAGCTCAACCCCGTACAGCCTAAGAACTTCCTGATTGATCCAGCCGCTAACACGGTAGACGACGCCCTCGGGTGCGCTATCGATGAGTACGTTAGCCGTCACATCGTTGAGGAACTCCAAGAGCAAGGCGTCTATAGAGACGAGGAGTTCGTAGGAGAAGCCGCCAGTGAAGACGAGATCGAGATCGACAGTACCGTGGACACAAGACCCAAGGATCGTGTTCGCCTCACCAAGTACTACGGTAAGGTACCCCGCGAGTACCTCCTTGCTGAAGGAGTGGACGAGGACGAGATCGATGAACCCGGTCACTACGTGGAAGCAATCGTCGTCCTCGGTAACCAAAGCACGGTCCTGAAGGCTATACCTAATCCCTACATGTGCGAAGATAGACCTGTTGTAGCGTTCCAGTGGGACGTTGTACCGGGTATCTTCTGGGGACGCGGCGTATGCGAGAAGGGCTACATGAGCCAGAAGGCACTGGACGCTGAGCTACGGGCACGTATCGACGCACTAGCACTGACTACGCATCCTATGATGGCTGTCGATGCTACACGTATCCCACGCGGACACAAGCTCGAGGTACGTCCCGGCCGTATGCTACTCACGAATGGCGCACCGCAAGAAGCTATCATGCCCTTTAACTTCGGCCAGCTCAACGGCATTACGTTCCAGCAAGGCCAACAGCTACAGGGTATGGTCAATCAAGCCACTGGTGCCGCTGAGGCCCAGCAAGCTAACATGGGTGACACTACAGCCGCTGGACAGTCTATGTCTCAGGGCGGTGTCATGAAGCGACAGAAGCGTACTCTAGTTAACTTCCAAGAGAACTTCCTGCTCCCGTTCGTTAGCAAGGCGGCGTTCCGCTACATGCAGTTCAACCCTGAGGAGTTCCCGATCGGTGACTACAACTTCATCCCGTTCTCTAGCCTAGGCGCTATGGCACGTGAGTACGAGGTTGCACAACTGAGTCAGATCCTACAGGTCATACCGCCTGACTCGCCAGCACACGGCGCTGTACTCAAGGGCATCATTGACCACTTGAACGTCAGCAACCGCGAGGAGCTAATAGCGGCTATCGAGGCAGGCAACCAGCCTAACCCCGAGGCACAGCAAGCTCAGCAACAGCAACAGCAGATGCAGATGGCTATTACGCAAGGGCAGGTTAGCCTGCTCAACGCCCAAGCATCTGAGTCACAGGCACGTGGACAGAAGTACAACGTAGAGGCTCAGGTCCTACCGCAAGAGATGACGCTTAAGTACGCGGACACTGACGGCGATGGCAAGGCTGACGACAAGGACTTCGAGAAGCGTATCCGTATGGCTGAGTTAATGCTGAAGGAACGCGAGATAGAAGGCAAAGAGCAAGTACAACTAGAGGGAGCCAAGGGTAAAGCCGAGGCTGAGTTAGTTAAACAGCTCACAGCGGACTCCGAGTCTAGGCAACAGCCACAGCCTCAGCCTCCTGCGGGCGTTATGTAAGGAGAAGCTATGGTTAATCTGAAGACTTACGTTGATGGCTACTACGGTTATCTGGACAAGGAAGTCCGGAGAGCAATAGGAGCACTACAGAATGGAGTCGCGGGTGAGTCCCTCACCTACCAGATACAAACGGATAAGATACTCAGAGCAGGGGAAGCCGCTGTCGAGCTAGTCGGTAGCGACAATTCCTATACTAATGTTAAGTTCACGGGTGTAGGTGACGTTGTAGTTACCAGTGACTACAGTGGGATCATCATTGATGGTTCAGCTCTAGCCACTCCCTTAGATGTAAAGCTAGCAGTAGACGACGAGGCTAAGAAGAGAAGCGATACAGACATATACCTCGACCAGAAGATCGACGCTCTAGGGCGACGTACGGGTAGCATTGAGGCAGGGGTAGCGTTGTTGCAACAAGATAACTTCGTGACCAGTGCCCACCGCTACGTTGACTACAAGGTCACGGGGATGCACAGGGACTTCATACCTAACCAAGGTCAGTTCCAGCTACTGGACAAGAACTCAGCGCCCGTTGAGAACTTCGACGAGACTAAGTTCATTGTGTTGGGTCACCCTGTTGATTCCAACTGGGGCCTGAGCATCATAGACCTATCACCGTTCTCAGCCCTCAGGATCGTTGGGCTAGACGGCTCACTGATACTAACGGCAACCATCACGGACTACATCATGAACGAGCAGAACCTACCGGAGTTGGCCCTTAAGGTATCACACAGTCTGGATATGCCTGCGCCTAACGCTGACAAGTACAGCCTGAGCGTAGAGAATGCAATAAGGTTCGAAGGATGAGACTATTACTGATCCTGTGCTTCTTGCCGGGATGCACGACTATCATTAACATAGGGGACGGCAACAACAGCCACGCCCCTCACACTATCACTTACGACCCCAGTGTTGCTATCGGGGCACCTGACATGACCTCAAGGAGAGATAATCATGGTAGACCAGAAGAAGTTCGACGAGTTAGTAACCTCCACCACAAAGTACCTCCAAGACCTACTCGATAGAGTGAACAAGCTAGAGAACCAGCTAGCTGAGATGAAGGTTAAGAAGGGCAAGAAGGATGAGTGATACTTACTTCGAGGACGCCCGAACGCTGTTCCTAACGGACGGCTGGAGAACCTTCCAAGAAGAGATCGAGGAAGCTATCTCAGTCCTGACGCTGGAACACTGTGACTCTGTTGAAGAGTTCTGGCAAGCGCGCGGTAGGCTGTCGGCCCTCCGTCAATTCGCTGGATACGAGAACGGTATATTAGCCGCAGAGGAGCTAGAAGATGAACGTGATCTATGACGTTAAATGCACCTCATGCGGTAACATAGATGAAGTGTACGGGAGGAAGGGAGACACGGTCCGGTGCTCGGTCTGTTCTTCGGACTCTCGTTCCATCATAAGTCCTGTGGCTTGTGTACTTGATGGTAGCACTGGGGACTTCCCCGGTGCCGCGATGAAATGGAATAAGGCACACAGGTAACTAGCAGGACGGTAGCCCCTTAGCCGGGGGTCGTCCTAATCAATCCTCCCCTAGTGGGATAAAGGAGTTCATAATATGGCTACCATTGTAGATGCTCAAGACTTCGTAAAGAAGGCAATTCCATTTGAAGAGAACGACACCGAAGAGACCACAGAAGAGTTAGCTACTTTTGATGATGCACCCGCTGAAGCTACAGCGGAAGCACCTGTGGAAGCAGAGGTTGAAGCCCCTTCAGCAGAGGATCTTCCTGACAAGTACAAGGGCAAATCAGCGTCGGACATTGCTCGGATGCACCAAGAGTTAGAGAAGCGGCTAGGCCAGCAATCTTCAGAGGTTGGTGAGCTAAGACGTCACTTTGACGAGTACGTGCAAAGCAATGCTCCAGCGCAACAGTCTGCACCGGAAGTAGTAGAGGAGGTTGACTTCTTCGCTGACCCGAATGCGGCTATGGCGCGAGCTATCGATAACCATCCTACGTTGCGGCAAGCACAGCAAGTCGCGGCAGAGATGGCTAAGTCACAAGCTATTGCTCAACTGAAGACAGCGCACCCAGACATGGACAACGTGCTGAAGGATGAGGGCTTTAAGGAGTGGGTTCGTAGCTCGCCCATTAGACGAGAGTTGTTTCAACAGGCTGATGCGAAGTATGACTTCGAAGCGGCTAATGAGTTGATCACGCTCTATAAGGAACGTCAGGGTGTAGTAGCTCAGACTGCTAAGGTCGAGAAGCAACACCAAAAGAACGAGGTCAAACGAGCCTCTACAGGTACG